GCGACTATTACTTCGTATTCAAGGACTGCCACCACTGCGGAACACCAAATGACCAGGTCGCCAGGCATTGTCGCTCTTGCGAACACGAACTCATTGACCCAAACGCCAAGCTCAAAGCCATCACCCCAGTGGTAGAAGCAGAAGTCATAGACATGAAGCATGGCGTCATTGGGGATAATATCGTCATCATTTACACAACAAACATAGGTCAGCAACAAGAGCAGTTCTTCCTGAATTCAACGAAGGCTTTGAATATTTTCTACGCAAACTTCGTACGAAAGCACATGGACAAGCCAAGCCAGTACTACATGCATCTTAATAATCGAGAAGCTGTTGCAGCTATGCTTCGGTATGCAAAAACACCAACACACCTAAAGCTCAGTTTCGTCGATGGTAAATTCAAGATAAAATCCAAGGTCTTTGCCTAGGAACCACATGCAAACAGTTAAAAACCTACAAGAACTAAGAGACATCATTCACGGTGACCTTAAGGACTGCGTGATACAAAGGCTCACTGAAGTGGATGCCAAAGATATCGTATTAATAGCCAAAACACAGGGTTTCTATGAATGCCTTATGGAAATTGATGAGGTACTTAGGTGCTCATTGAAGTACAGAGATGATACTGAGTGAAAGGTAGTAAGCGAAGAAGAAAATCCAGAAGAATGATGGGATGCAGATGCTCCACGTGCGCTCATGCAACATCCGTTAGTTATAAGTTAAGGTATTTTGAGATACTTGCGTGGCTCGAGCTTCGTGAATCGAGGAGGTGAATGGTTTGTATCTATTGATTCGAGCAATAGATACAAAGTCTTGTCTTAAACCAACTTCCAACTTGATTATAGCCTTAAAACTCGCACCTGTGCATCATTAATTAGCGGTCTTGGTACGCATTGTTAAGAGGCTTGCCGGGTTTATTTGATGAGTAGTGGACAGAATTGCACTGTCTGAAGTCGGCCTAACCCTCGTTAACGTAGGTTTTATGAGGAGATCAATCCCATAAGTTTACCTGCGCCTTAACGACATAGCACTCACTATGTTTCCCCACTCGTATTCTATTTTAGTATCTGATACAGTGATATTTCGTGCCCAGTTTGCAGCTGAGCACAAAATTAGCGCAATTATCTTGCTTATACAAGTTAATCGCATTTGCATCCCAGGTCTACGGAGGACCCAGAACATGTCATTATATTACCATACTTCGAACAACAATCAATCACCTTATGACGGTTTTTTGTCGCTAGTGCTCCTTTTTTCTCCGAAATCATTATCTTAGAAGGATTTAAGTAATGGCTAAACCCATACCAGCAAAAGAATTAGGCGGTTCATTTTTTACAGTTCCTCGTCACGTTATTTACATAGAAGGCATGACTTTGCAGCGACTAATGGTCTTTGAGGCAATATTCCAGTTTTGGAACAAAGGACAAACTGCATATATGTCCAATGAAAACTTAATGGAGAGACTAGGTATATCTGATAAAAAAAATATAGTTAGATCTCTCAGATACCTTGAAGAAAAAGGCCTCTTGTTAAGAAAAGTCATTGATGGCAAAAGATTTTTAGTTCAGCCAGAACAAACTTTAGAGGTAGAGGAGGGGTGTCACCCACGACACCCTGAGGGGGTGTCACCAATGACACCCCAGGGGTGTCACCCACGACACCATAAGATATTAGTGAAAGAAGAAATAAATAAGTACCTACCTCCCTACCCTCCTTCCAAAGGAGGGAGCAGGCAAGTAGGTAATTTTTCTTTTCAAACCCTTTTGGACATCTATGCGAGGGTTTACCCAGAGAAACCACAAATCCCTATAGCTACAAGCCGCCTAAAACGCTGCTGGTTGGATTTTTATGCGTCGTGGCCACAGATAGCTAAGAAAAGGCCAAACTTAACGCCTGAGGTGTTTGAGGAGTTTTTAAGGTCAATAAGAATTAAATCTCCAGGGTGGGCGTTAAATCCTTATATAAACCATGTTGGTTCTGAAATCGTTAATGATTTATTTGTTTTTATTAATCCTGATAATGTAATGAAGTTTTTTAAGGGGGAATTTAAGTAATGAGCATAGAAATGAGAGTAATAGGGACATTGTCAAATATAGGCAACCCAGAAGATGGATTGATTCATGAGGCAATGCTCTTATTGGATGCAAGTTGCTTTAGAAATGAAAACTGTAGTGATATATTCAAAATTATCAAAGCAAGATATGAGGCTGGTGATTTTTTTGATTTCATTTCATTACTTAGTGGGGCTCCAAATAATTCAATAGGAGATTTATTGGCAGCGCTTGGGGATGTTAGATATTATTCTAGATCTAGTTTATTGCATGATATAAGAGAGCTCGCAGCCCTTAGAGACCATAAAAGAACAGAGGCCGCTATTTTGAGATGTGTTAATCTGGCAAAAAATGAACCTGTTCCATCTAAGAAGCAAGAAATCTTGTCATCAGGCCTCATTGAATCAAGAAATAATCTAGCCGGAAATGACTGCCTTGGAAAATCATATTCGGAGATAACCAGAGACTACCAACTAGGGAAGCATGAAAGAACCTCATTCTTGAAGACCGGATTAGAATGCTTTGAAAAAATACAGAATCAATCCATGATTACTATTTGCGGTCGCTCCGGAATTGGTAAAACATTCTTTGCCGTTTACCTCATGAACCAGTTATTGCAAAACAATCCAAACAAAAACGCATTATTCTTTAGTCTTGAGATGCCTCATTCTGAAATCTGGAAAAGACATGTCTCCATTGTTGCTAATAAACAATTCGCTGAAATGACCGAGGAGGAAATTTACTATGCTTCCGAGAAAGTTAATCAACTCAATTGCAAAGTGTTCGACAAGCCCTTGATAACAATAGATAAGATAGAATTGATTTGCAGGATTAATGCTCAAAATAATCCCTTGTCAGTAATCGTTGTGGATTATTTAGGTTTGGTAGCCGCATCTGGTAACTATGATAGGCATGATTTGAAAGTCGCAGACATTGCTCAGCGACTTGCCGCGTTATCTATTGAGCTCAATACTGTTGTGATAGCCCTATCCCAAGCAAACAGAGACCATAAGCATCGCAAAACTGGCGACAAATGTCCTTATCCAACCGATGCGGCTGATTCATCAGGTAGTGAGCGTTCATCCAGTCTATGGATTGGGATTGATAGACCAGAAGTTGATGACCCTTGCATGGAATACATGAATTTATTCTTGCTAAAATGCAGAAAAAACAGAAATGGCGAATCGTTTGAAGGAAATTTTAGGTTCAATGGAGGACTGTTTAAAGAACGCCAAATTCCAAACTTCAAACAACATCCATCAATAGAAGATTTTGTATGAACCTACTCCATGACGACAATAGATTTGTGCGTGAATGTCTCGCGCACATACCGTACAATTTACGGATGAAGATTATGCGGGAATATGAATTGATTTGGGAAGATGCGAAAACATACGCTGGAAATGAAAACAGCGGAAGACGAGAGGCTAATAAGTTTTTGCTGGGTAAGGTGAACGAGTTTACTGGTGATAAACTATGAAATGGATATTAATAGCAACGTTCCTATACAGTAACACGCATACCATTGCAGTAGAGTTTAGTTCATTTGAGAAGTGTACATCTGCTGGTGAGCATCTAGAGGATTTGCATAATCTGTACTATAAACAAGTTAAATGGATTTGTGTGGAGAAATGATGGAAGAAGAAGACCTAGTGCAGTTACAAAATCCACGAAGCCAAAAATGGGTGGTAGTAGATAGGGCGAAAGGAATTATTCTGGAAGAGCGCCATGACGAACCGGTACCTGGCGTGCCGATTGCTGGGGATTCTAGCGAGAAGCAAGGATTAGATGGTCGCAATCAACGCCAATAGGATTTAATTTACCGCAATGACATAGTGAATAGTTCCAGTGACTAGGCGTTGTATTTTGTACGTATGGCAATCCTTGGTCTGGTTTACAGTTGCACCGCAATGTTAGTGGCCCATTTATCTGCAAGCATCTTGGGCATTCCCACGCAGCAGTCATTCTGTTAATACCTCTTCCAATAATCCAACTGCACAGTCCAATACCGCGTCATATTCTTCTTGCAATATGGCATACAGCATATCTCTGGCTTGCTCTAGCTTCTCTCGTTGCTCCGCTGTCATTCCTCTTCCACCTTATGCAACACCATCAACAGCGCATCACGATAACCTCTGTCATAGCCACAATCAAAGTTGTTTGGTCTCGTACATGCTTCTTTTATGTGCTCTTCTTTCTCCGCTATCTTGTCCTCTGCCCATTTGATGAGCATAGATTTCAATCTGTGTGTCGCCATTCATGACCTCTGGGTCTGGGTAAAATTCCTGGGGGATTATAGCGTATCCCATTTCCTTTTGTGGAGCGCATCCTATAAGCGAACATGCTGCCCACACCGATAACATAAACTTAATTTTAGACCGCATATTGTTATATCTCCATAATCTTGTAAGTCGTGACCATATATCCAGCATAATATGCTCATAGTTTTATATACCTTTGGCAACATTTACAGAATGCTTTTTCGTATCTTGCCACCTGAGCTCCTTCTTCTGTAATAACGTGATATTTCCTGTCATTCAAATCTAAATCATGACTCATTAACCAGCATAATATTCGTTTAATCACAATAAGAACCCCACGCATAATCCAGTTATAACCTCTTCCCAGATACTGTATCCAAAGTGTTTTTCAGCTACTCCGACTATCGCTATGATGGCTATTACTTCAAGTGCTCTGGATGCGGTCATTCCACTATCTCCAAGCATGCTTTGCATCTTAGTGGCTGGTAATTGTAATCTTCCTCGCAAATCTCATGCTCACAGTAGTTATCAATCATGGATTGTAGCTTCATAAATAATGTATCCTCATGAGGAAAATTATCATCCATATGATAACATCGGCTTGCCCTTAATTCGTTTAGCTCTTCCCTCGTAAAGTCATTCATTCTTTTTCACCACAATTTTCACAATACCCTGGTCCCAGAGAAAATTGATAAGTATGGTTGCCATTTTGGCAATGCACTTTAAGCATATACTGTATTTTTTCTCTCAACTTCTTATTCCATTTGCCCATCATCCGGCTTAATGCGTCATCAATTAACTCCAGCTCTTCTTTCGTAAAGTTATTCATCGTCATCCCAATTCTCTGATATTCTCTGATGTAGCATCTGAAGCTCCGCGTCCATTTCACTTGAAAAATTATACAGCGGCTTTCCCATTTCTGAGCACATTGCAGCGCCATCACAATATCTACTTAAGTTAACTATTCTCTCTAACACAAACTTTTTTTCTTTATTCATCTCGCGCCCCACTCCAACTGTATTCTGCTCATATCACAACCACATTTTTCACATATCAATGGCTTACCATCTGCGTTCATGAGGATTAGATGGTCGCAGGAACACATTACTGCTCGTGTTGTTACTTCACCTGCATCGCCTTCGCACGTGTACGTTTTTACCTGTGCTTTTTCGCCACGACATGTATTTTGTACCTCTTCTTTTTGCAACTTCCATTTGGCTATCTGAGCATCTATTAGTTCTTCTAGCGTATGGTGCAGTTCCTTTAGATGACCATATCTGCAGGTGCCATCTTCAAATCCTAATTCAACATCTCCAGCCATAATCCCAGGTATCTCTGCGGCGACAGGCTTATTGAAATTGTTTAGCAACCATACCTTTTGGCCAACTTTGTGTTTTGCTACTGTTGTAGGAAGGGATTTTAGCTTTTCCATTAGCTCATGCATTGTATATACCTCTGTACCAGATACTCCTGAAATTTGAATCCTATAATAGACCCCGTTTGGTATATTGCTATACACAGTAGCCGTTATTATCCCGTCCTTTACATGCTGTGTTAGTAGGTCATGCGCCTCTTTCAGCTTATCGTAGTCAATCATCGGTATATCCTTTTATCATTTTCAATACATTTCCATATGCAACAATCATCACTATATCGTCACAGTCTTCAATATCAAGCTGCCTGATATTCTCATTTATTTGGCCTTTCAAATCATTCATATAGTCCAGCATCACCCCTCGCCCACAACTGCATTTTGGATGCTTGCACATTTCTTCCATCACATATCCCCTAGTATCCGCTTTATCTCTTCATATCTGGCGTCTCTCGATTCTTTGGTGGAACACGTGAATCTTTTATCATCAATCCATATTTCATCTTCGCCTCCTTTCCACACCACATCCGCTCTTGCCATATTTATCATCACTTGCATGCCTTTATTAGTCTCCATCTCTATCCACATCTCTTACCCTCCTTCGGTGGCTCTTCTTCTTTTGGCTCTACCTTTTTTGGCGCATCCCATAGCCGCCACCCCTTCATCACCACTTTCTGCTTGCGCTCTAGTTTTCTTGGACTCATCTTGGTTCCTATGCAAGTTTAACTATGTTATCTATTTCAACGCGGTCGTATTTTATTTTTAACTTACATTGCGCATCTTCAATTCCATGTGCAAACATTTTTTCATGTTCTGTAGTCCAGTGTTTATCACCCCAAGCATGGTGCCTGTATTTAATTTCATAGAAACCTTTAGGAAAATGTCGCTCCACGATTGATTCATATGCGTATGCTTTTTGCCATCCTCTTCCATTACTCTCTACTCTCTCCTCAAGATTTTTTATCTTTTCATTCGCTTTTTTAAGCGCCTCACACTTCTTCTTGTACCTCTCTTCCAGTGTTCTCACGCCGCATCTTCCTTCAATATCCCCTCGCTCACAGCCCAGTCGTGGATAGCCCAGTACATGTTGGTCCTGTTCTCATTAGTCCACATCTTCTCTACCTTGCTGCTGCCTTTCTTGAACACCGCCGCACTATATTCCGTAGTTGGCTTGCCATCACGTATCCAGTTCTCCTTCCCCCAGCTTACTGTGCGTCCCGTATCGTTTATGTGCTGCATTAGGTTCCTCATCTCTCTTCCTCATCCCTCGCTTGCTGCTCTTCCTCTCTGCGTTCTTGCAATTCCGCCCACGCACTTTCTAGTTCTGGCTCATCGCCCATCATTCCCCAGCTCATCGCCCATTCCTCGGTGCCTGCTGGGGCCCCATTATCACTGGTTCTTTGCTCCACATGCTCAGTCTTTCGCGGTTTAGTTTTATCTTCACTTCACCATGCCTATCCACAGCTACCTGTACATTTGGCTCTTGTTGCTCTTTAGCTACCTTCTTACCTGCTTTCATTTTGTTCTCCAGTTGTCGTGTAAGAACAGTATATATCAACAATTTTACCTGTCAACACTTTTATCTATATTTGTTTATCCTATGTGGTTATGATATCTACATCTAATTAGAGGAGATTGTGATGTCTGATAAATATGGTAGGGATGAAAGTGTTGAGCATGAATCATACTGTATGCCTAGCGGTTATGCAGAAGTGACAAGAGCTATGAACGAGGGTTCAAGATACCCAAGTTGGAATAGTCGTGCTGATAAACAAGCTGAATATCCTCTTGAGAATATGCACGGAGCCAAGGTGCGTAAGCAAGAGATGGGTAGAGCGGAATAATCCATATGACAGCAAACGTCAGACCGTACGAGAGCCTGGAAAAATACAGGCCAGAAATGCTTGATACAATGAAGAGTGCATTTAAGGCTGGAGCCAGCATCACTAAGGTATGTTGTTTGCTGGATATATCTCGAGAAACGTATTATAGATGGAAGAATGAGAATCAAGAGTTCTCATTAGCTGCGTCTAAAGGCGAGCAACATGCTCAGGCTCACTGGGAAGACATTGGTGAGGATGGAATTGTTGGAGAGCTCGAGAAGTTTAACGGGGCTTCTTGGCAATTTGTTATGAAGAATCGCTTTAAAGAACAGTACTCTGATTCACAGAAAGACCAACAGAACTCAGCAGTCGAGATGCTTCTAAACATGCTAGTAGAAAAGAATAAATGAGTTTGTCTGGACCGCAGCGCATAGCAATGCGTGAACACTTGAATATGATGCTGCAGGCAATGAGTGTCAATGTTAATACTAAGAATATGCCTCTGAATACACTGAGAGATAGGGTAGAAGAGGAGAAGATTGTGTTTCTGCGCAAGTTACAGGAACTACAAGATAGAAAGTAACAAGGGCGTTTTCCTCCAAGTTTTCGCCTTTGTTTCGCAAGGCATAGAGCGCGAGCCTGAGGGTAAGACGCTGGGCTTACTGAATCTATGCCACCCAGCAAATTAAGGTGACTATGAACATAACCGTTTATGAATCCACAAACTCCAAACGCTTCCTAAAAATACGATACATACCAGACCATAAACATGTAGAGCATGGCCTGTTCTCTATAACAGATGAGAATGACCATATTCGTGAATTCAATGAGAAGGCACTGTTCGATATATTAACTAACGGAATGGAACTGGATGCTGGGTGACACAATAATCAAAGAAGCACTACTGCGCCTGCGTGACTTCAAGCACTTCGCTAATAACTATTTTAAGATACGCACCAAGTCAGGTTCCGTCGAACCATTCGAACTCAACCGCGCTCAACTATATGTGCATGAACGACTAGAAGCACAGTTAGCAGAGACCGGGAAGGTACGCGCACTCGTTCTTAAAGGCAGGCAACAAGGCATATCAACACTCATTCAGGCAAGATATTTCCACAAGACCGTGACTAATCGAGGCGTTAAGACATTCATATTGACCCATGAAGCAGCAGCTACGAAGAACTTGTTCGATATGACAAGAAGGTATTACCTTAATATCCCAGATGGCATCATTCCACGCGCAAATCGTGATTCACAAAAGGAGTTGAAGTTCGAGCAACTGGACTCTGGTTATGCAGTGGGAACGGCGGGAAGCAAGGGAACGGGACGAAGCCAGACAATCCAGCTCCTGCATGGCTCAGAAGTTGCATTCTGGGATAATGCGCAAGAACATGCGCAAGGTCTAATGCAGGCAGTTGGTGAGCAAGAAAATACCGAGATAATACTCGAGTCCACAGCTAATGGGATTGGCAATTACTTCCATTCAAGCTGGATAGCGGCCGAGCAAGGAAAGTCAGGGTATCAGGCAATATTCGTGCCATGGTACTGGCAACCAGAATACCGTGCATTCTTCAACCAAAAGCATACAGAGATATCCCTCAATGAAGATGAGCAGCTACTCCTGGATACTTACGCAAAGAATGGGATGACTCATGAACATGTTTACTGGCGAAGGTACAAGATAGGACAATTCTCTAATGACTATGAGTTAGGAAGGAAGCTATTCAACCAAGAGTACCCATCGTGCTCAAGTGACGCTTTCTTAAATCCTGTGTCAGATACGTTCATACCAGCGCATCTTGTAACTAGAGCACGCAATAACAAGGTTGAAACAGATGCGGCGCTCGTAATTGGCGTTGACCCCGCCATTGGAGAGAATGACAGATGCGCACTCATTAGACGAAAAGGTAGGCGCGCATTCGGTATGGAGACTTACCGTAATTACAATACGATGGAGCTTGCAGGGAAGGTTAAGACTATTATAGACCGCGAGAATCCACAGAAAGTATTCATCGACTGCATAGGCATTGGTGCTGGCGTCGTAGATAGATTACAGGAGATGGGATATAACTGCGTAGAGGGCATTAACGTTGCAAGAACAGCTAATGACAAAGAGCGTTACGGAAACCTGAGAGCTGAGATTTGGGGCGAGATGAGAGACTGGTTGGCTGGAGAAGTATTAGTCGAGATTCCTGATAACGATGAACTTCAGACAGACCTATGTGGCCTTGGCTACAAACACAGGTCGAATGGGCAGCTACTCATTGAGTCGAAGGATGAACTTAAAGCACGCGGAATGCCAAGCCCAGACTTAGGCGACGCCTTGTCGCTCACGTTCTCATATGGTCAGTTCATAGGCGAAACAAACTTCAAACCTACATTTATGCCGAGTTATCAAAAAGGTATGTTTACATGATAGACTAATAGCATAAAATCTAGAGGGGCTGCATGAAATGGCGCGCAAGGAAATCGAGAAGGCACAAAAGATTAGGGATTGCATCGAAACTTGGGACAACTACTGGAAAGATAACAAGAATACTTACAATGAATTTATCCAGTTTGTCTTCGGAAACCAGTGGTTAGACGATGAAGCGCGTGTATTTGAATCATACAAGAAGATTCCGCTTACATTCAACAAAACCGCGCCCTTAATCAACCATCTTCTTGGAGAACAAAGACAGAATACCCCATCCCTACAAGTTGTTCCTGACGAGAATGTGCCAGAACAAGTTGCGGAGATACGCGAAGCGCTTATTAAAGAGATATCTCTAGACTCTCATGCTAAAGAGGCTTATCAAACTGCATTCCAGTCGGCTGCTAGCGGAGGTTTCGGCGCATTCTATGTTGATACAGAGTATGAAGATGAATCATCATTCAATCAGGTGATTAAGATTCGTAAAGCGCCAATCCCAACAAGATTCTATTGGGACCACAGTGCCATGAGTCCAACGAAGGTAGATGGGGGCCATGCTGGTTTCAAGACTCGCATGAGCAGGAAGAAGTTTCGCTCTTTGTACGGGAAGAAGGTTGAGCGAGATATTCCTCCTAGTAACATTGAAGAAGGGTCGGTATTCAATGATGATGAGTCAGTTACCATAATCACCCACTTTGAGCGTAAGTATTCGCCAATTACATTGTATAAGTTGAGCAATGGTAAGACGGTAGACCAAGATGGATTCAAAGCAATCCCCCGAGAGATGG